CAACCGGCACTATTGATGTAACTTACAATGAAATTTCTAGTTTAACGGATGCAGATTTAGTACCCACAACGTTTGCAGCTAACAACATCACACAAGAAGAAGCAACGAGTGTAAATATACAAGTTACGCCAGCAGGTGCTACTTGGTCAAGTTCGGTAAATATAACCCCCGCTGGTAGTGGGTTAGTTTATGATGGCAGCAGTTTGATACAAGGCACCTTAGCAGATGTTGGAGCAGATACGGTTTACACAGTAACTGTAACACGCGCTAACTCTTACGGTAGCTCTGTAGGTACAATGACTATTACAGCAACAGATGTACCCGTTGTAAGCTCTTTATTAACGCCTTGGAGTAAAGCAGTGGTTATTAATGGAGCGAATGAGTATTTAATGCAAGTAAGTAACAGCAATTCATTTAACATCATGAACATGGGTGGTATGAATAATGATGTGTGGGGTGCTAATAATGGTAAGACTTCTACAGATACAGATGCCAGACCTTGGAGTATTTCGCAAGTAGTTTACATTGATAACTCTAAGCCTCAATGTTATTTTTCGCAGGCTGAGAACTATGATAATGATAGAATCTCTTTAAGCACTCACGAAACTGGAGCAGGCTCTAAGATAGAATTTTATTGGGGTCGTTCTACTGGTACAAACGGAGCGAACAGTAATGGGTGTCAGTTCTTATTTGATAAGCCTGCTGATGGTTGGTATGGTTACTACATAGATACTACGGGTTTTAGACCTAATCAAACTCAGTCAACTGTGTCGGCTTTAGCTGATAACTTCAGATTTAAGCAGGTTGATTTAGTGACAGGAACGGTAACTGATGTTACTGGTACTTGGGCGATAGTAGGTGACGGTAGATTGAATAGAGGACTTAACGGTGACTTCTACATTGGTAGAGAGTCTGGCAGTCAGCCATTCAATAGCAATCAGTCTTTGAAAGTAGCGTCTACATTAATATCTACACTAAAAAGAGATTTCTTACTTCCAGATGATACAGAAATATCTATGCAAGTAAGAGACCCTCAGCAATGGGTTATTGATTATAGGGACGGAACTCAGCAGAGACTAGCATACAATAACACCCCGTATGCTTTTGATACATATCCTGAAAGATGTGTGTCCTTGTGGTTAATGGGTGATGGCGCTGGTGACAGTTATTCTAATAATGTCAGGAATGACGTTAAAACTGCTGACCAAAACTATACGATGTTAAGACTGCAAAATATGTTATCTAACGATATTGAGACTGTGAGTATAACGGGCTTAAGCTAAAATGGCGCGCGCTTTGACTAATTTTAAAGCGCGCTATGCAGTAGAACATAGCGGTGATGCAAGGATTATAACAGGAGCAATAAATGAACGATGTAACAGGAGGTATTATTGTGGCAATACCAGTAGCAAATGAACTGACAAACCAAGGTGTGATATCTGCCCTATCTTTGGAGAATGCAGTATTGCTTGGTATGACATTCGGTGCTTGGTTTAAAGTAGGAATGACAATAGCTTTAACTTTACTGATAGTAGAGCGGGGGCTATCTATTTACTTAAAATGGAATAACAAATAATGACTAACGATATAGAAAAAGCTAAGGTAACATTGGCAGATAAGAAGCCAAGAACACTTTCTCTATTTGATGGTCTATCTAATTTAGCAACAGGTCTGGGTGGAACTAAAGACAAAGCTAGTCAGAATGTATGGACACACTCAGGAGCAAACTATGATCATGTAGCTCTAAGTGTAAGATACCGTGAAGATTGGCTAAGTCAAAAGGTGTGCCAAATAGTACCGCAAGACATGACTCGCGAATGGAGGAAGTTCAAATCAGAATCAGCAGAACAAGCTGACCAAGATTTCGAGGTTGCTAAACTATTCCGTGAAGCATACAAGTGGGCTAGGCTGTATGGTACGAGCTTCATCGTCTTGGATATAGATGATGGACGCTCTACTGACAAACCTGTAAACTGGAAAAATCTAAAACCAAACTGCTTGCGTTCTATGCACGTAGTTGACCGAACACGTATTGTAACTTTGGGTGAGATAGACCAAAAACCAATGAGTGCTACGTTTGGTATGCCAGATCACTACCAGTTTGTAAACACTACTGACCCAATACATAAAGATAGACTAATTCGTTTTGAAGGTACCGAGTTGCCTATCTACGAAAGACAGAGAAACTTATGGTACAGTGACAGCATACTAATACCACTAATGAAACAGATTGATAACTTCCACACTACTAGCTTTGCTGCGGCTCAGATGGTACAGGAAGCTAACTGTGATGTCATTAAGGTAGATGGACTAGCTGACATACTAACGTCTGACGAAGGGACTAATGCTATGATAGCACGTTTCGCAGATTGGAAGACTATCAAGTCTGTGTTTGGTGTATCTATACTAGACGCAAACGAAGAGTTCGACCAGAAGAAGATTCAACTCTCAGGAGTTAAGGATTTAATCTGGGAATACTTAAAGATGGTTGCTGCATCTGTATCAATACCAGCAACCAGATTTCTATCAGCCTCACCTGATGGAATGAATGCTACTGGTGAATCAGATTTAATTAACTACATCGAGACTTTACAAGGACTACACAAAGATGTGTTTGTACCAAGACTTGGTGTAATTGATAAACTACTAGCTGCACATTATGGGCTAGAGGAAGATGAGTTCGATTATGAATGGAACTGCATCTTCCCAGAGTCTGCTGCTCAGAAAGCTGTACGTATGAAAGACAAGGGAGAATACTTAGGAAACCTTGTTGAGAAAGGTGTACTTTCCAGAGAGTCGGCTCTAGCAGAAATAATAGCTTACGGTGGAGTTAACAAAGATGCCACTGTAGGTGATGACCCTAATAAATTACCACAAGGAACTAAAGATGCAAAGTAATATTATTAATCACAACTTACTAGTTATTGATGAAGCCTTAGTTGGCGTTCAACTATCTGATCGTATCAGTGTACCAACTCAGCGTACAATTACTGATGCAGGCCAGATGCACGTACCATGCAGGTTTGCACGTACTGGTACTCAGCAATATACTGCTGGACAACTTGGTCTAGTCGACAAGAATCCAAAAGAAATTGTAACTGTGTACCGTGATGAAGCTGATGTGTTTGACCAAGCCTCTATGGAATCTTTCCGTAGTGCTCCAGTCACCATTGGCCACCCTAAAGATGTGAATGGTAGCCCCATCGCATTATCAGCAGTAAATGCCAAAGACTTACAAGTTGGTATGCTTGAAGGCATGCCAGCTCGTGATGAAGACACTCTTGGTGGTGTACTAGTTATTACTGCCCAAGAAGCTATTGATGCTATCGAAGATGACCAAGAGTTATCGGCTGGCTACATGTGTGACATTGAAGAAATCGACGGTAAGCTTTACCAACGTAACATTCGTGCTAACCATATTGCTATTGTAGCAAAAGGTCGTGCAGGTGCAAGCTGTCGTATCTCAGATGAAGCTCTTGATGTTCAAGATGCTGTAAGTCTTGTTGATGCACAAGCAGAAGTAGTTGCGTTGAAGGCTGAGCTAGTAGACGCACTGGATGCTGTAGTAGTACAGAAAGAAGTGGTCAAAGAACTAAAGCTAACTGCTGATGAAGCAGAAGTAGAATTAGCAACCATGTCTAAAAAGTTAGAAGATGCATTAATAGCTGCAAAGCAAGGTGTAGTAGAACGCTGTGAAGCAATCGAACAAGCTAGACTAATTGCAGATATGCGTGACTTGGGCGACAAGTCAGTGCAAGAAATTAGATTATTGGTTGTAGCAGATCAGTACCCTGAGAAAGACCTAAGTGTAAAGTCGGAAGCATTCATCGAAGCTATGTTCGAGATGTTGATTGACCAAGCCAAAGGTGAAACACCAATGAGTAAGTTAATGAAGACTCAGGCAACGCATGTAGTAGTAGATGCTAAGCCTGTAGACAAAGTAGCAGAAGCTCACAAAAACATGACTAAGCGCCAAGCTAGTCTATTTAATAAAGTAATTTAAAGGAAAAATTAATGCCTATTCAAGATTTCAATATTTACACTCAAAACGGTTACGCTGGTGACTTAGTAGATTCAGCTCCAAGAGTTATTCAAACTGGTGTACTAGTACCGAATGCAGCTGGTGTTGCAGATGCTGGCTTTGGTGTAGCTATGTTACGTCAATTAACTGGTACTCCTGTCGAACGCGGTGTAGAGTTAGGCGGTTCAGCTAACGTATATGCTATTGCACAACGTGAGTACAACCATGAAGCTAGTACTCGTCCAGCTAAAACAGGAACTGGTGCTTGGGCTTATCATGAAGGTGAGTCAGTATCACTTATTCGTGAAGGCTACTTGTATGTTCAACTTGGTGGTGCTGCTGGCATTGCTGCTGGTGATGTGTTGCATGTAGTAACTGCCACTGGTGAGTTTACTAAAGATGCCGTTGCTGCTGGAACTGTAGCATGTACTAACGTAGTAGCAGAAGAAGCTGCTATCGCTGGTGATGTATTCAAAGTACGTATTGATATTACAACTAGCTAATTGCTAAACTTATAGGCTAGGATGGCCTAGCCTATCTTTAATTACAAAATTATTAGGATTAATAAAAACATGTCAAAAATTATCAAAACCTTTGCAATCGACGAAGAAACTCGTACTTTACTAACTGATCAAGAATTAGTAAGCTTTACTATTACTGATGCAGTTGAAGACTTAATCAATCGTGGTGTGTTATTATCGGATGATGAAGGTGTATTCTTCCAACGCCAACTTGAATATATCCAAGCAGAAAGCTTTGACGTATTGTACCCTGACTTAATGGGTCGTTCAATCTTCCCACTTAATACGGAAGGCGGTGAAGGTATCAACATGATTACTTACCGTTCTTACGATAAGCGTGGCGAGACTGCAATCATTGCTGGTAAAGCAACTGATTTACCTCGTGGTGATATTAGCGGTGAAGAGTACTCAATCACTGTTAAGACCTTAGCTAATGCTTTCGGTTACTCTCGTCAAGAGTTAGCTGCTGCTAAAGTAACAGGTATGCCTTTGGAAGCTCGTAAGGCAGAAGCTACTCGTCGTTCTTACGAAGAGAAAGTAAATCAAATCATCTGGTTTGGTAGCCCTGAAAATAAGTTAAACGGCTTATTCGATGGTCCAGTAGGTGCTCCTTGCCTTACCATTAAGAAAACTGCTGTTGCTGCTGGTGCTGCTGGTGGTACTAATTCTACGTACTGGAGAAACAAAACTCCTACAGAAGTTATTCGTGACTTAACTGATGCTTGTTCTCAGATGTATGTAGATACTAAGAAGTTATTCCGTCCTGACACTATCTTAATGTCAGTAGAAGATAAGTTGTACTTAGAAAAC